AAGTTGTGCCAGCAGTCCACGGGCATGACCGTGGTGAACGGCTGGTTCGGGTGCTTCATCGACTGGTGGGTGTAGAAGTAGCGCGTCGTGTGGAACACGTACTTCATGTAGTTCGCGTTGATGAAGTAGTAGCGGGGGCCCTTCTTGCTGGCAGTGGTCTCAGTACCAGAGCCTTGAGCAGTTCCGTCGCCGTACACAGCAATGTCATCAAGGCCAGCAGCGTACTCAAGGTCGTGACCAGCGTACTGCGGCTTCATGAACGCGGGGTCCTGACGCGAAGCAGTGACGAAGGTGTCCTGGGAGTCCCGCAGCGCGCGCTGATAGAACGTCAGGCCCTTCTTGCTGCACGCAATGTACATCGCGTTCAGAGTCGGGTTCTCGAAGTACTCTTGGTGCGACGGGGGCGGCATGAACTTGACATCCTGATACAGGTTGTCCATGCCCTCAAACATGCCATTTTGTTGCTCAGCAAGGCCACTACCAGCAAACGTAGCGGTTTGGTTAGTCCACTTGGCGTCGGTCAGCTTTTGCAGCGCGCTGAAGCCGGTAGGGATTGCACCACCTTCAGTGATGAAGCAGGGCAGGCTGTAAGGGCGCGTACCAGCGTCAGCCTCCATCTCCGTAGCGCTAGGGGCAGCGAAGATGCTGTCCTCCATGCCGTTGAAGAGCGAGGTCCACAGGCGTTGCTCCTTCGAGCGCTTGATCTCCTTGTACGTGGTGTGACGGGCGTTGCGGCCCTGACCACCAACGTTCAGCTCGATCTCGTGATCGGTCCACGACATGTGGTCGACCGCGAAGCGCCAGTTGATCTCCCACTGCTCCAGCACCTGCGGGTTCTGCCAGCTGAAGGTCTCGTTCGGCTGGTAGTACTGGAAGGTGTTGGACTCGTCGAAGAGGATCGTGTCCTTGATGGAAGAGCCGCCCTGGATGGTCTCCGAGGGGCCCTTGCCCCGCATGAAGCGGCGCAGAAGGTAGTTGTTCTTAACGGCCTCGTTGACAATATCGGACGCCCCCGTGAGGAAGGACGGACCCGTGTTGTCCATGAAGTCGTTGAAGGTAGTAAGCGCAGAGCCCATTACCGTTTCTCCTAGTTAGTTGCTTTACCGATGGCACGTGCCCGGGCGTACTTGTCCGGGTCGTTGCTTTCAAGAATTCTCAGCACAGCGTCTTCGCGCTCCTCCGGCGTGCTGTAAACCGGAGTAGCCTCGGGGCGTGACCTTGCGGTCGGTTGCCCCTGGTCGCGGAGGTTGGTCACCCGGCTTTTGGACTCGCGAGCTTGTTGAGTCAACTCGTCGCGGAACTCCAGCAGGATGGCATCCTCCATTGCCTTGATTGCAGGGAGATCAGAGCCATCGCTCCACATCTTGCCCATGCGGTCAAGGACGTTGCCCCAGCGCTCACTTTCGGTATCCCTGGCCTGGGGATAGCGGTCCTCAAGTGCTACTCGGGCTCGCTCCAGCTCCGTGAATAGGAGCTGTTGCTGTACAGCTTGGAGTGCAGCACGCTGTTCGTCGATCAGCTGTTGCATCGGCTGTACTGCCGCCTGCTGAAACTGGACAAGCAGCTCAGTGCCTGACTCGTCCAGACCAAGATAGTCAGCTACTGCCGTTGCCTGCTCGGTGAGGTTGGCGACTCTGGGTTGGTCCGGGTTGGGCTCTGCTTGGCTTTCCCCGGAGTCCTTGTCGGTCTCTTCAGCTTGCTCTGGCTGTTGCCGCTCTCGCAGCTTGCGGTCTACGTCTGCCTGCACCTTGCGCCTGTGCTCCGCAATGGAGAGCAGCCGATCGGCAGGCAGTGCTTCTAGGTCTTCAGGCGTCCAGCCATCCCGCTTAAGGACGGCAATAGCCTGCTCGTGTTCTTCAGAGAGCGACGGCGCCCCGCTCTCCTCTTCATCTCTGGGTTCCCCCCCCAGCACCGAAGTCTCTTCCGGGGCGCCGTCTGCCTCTACAAGATCGTCTGGATCAGGCTCGCCGTCAAGCTCCATCAGGATCCTGTCCTGCTGCTGCTCCGGCGTCTCCTCGGTCGACTCAGACGTTTCCGGCGCGGGAGCCGCCTCTTGGGGCTGCACCGCTTCGGCAATCTGCTCAATCTTGTTCTCTTCTTCAGTCATGTGTGCCTCAGTTCTCTAATCACATTTCGTCGTAGTGGACTTGCGCGCCCTCTTCGCCGCGAGCACGGCGAGCGGACTCGTGAGCCTCTGCCATGTTGCGGAAAACGGGCCGTCCTTTTTTATCAAACTGGCCTTTGTGATGCTTCCAGTTGCGGGGCATCTGGTTGGAAGCGAATGCGTCATCTTTGCGCACAATGATGCGCGAGCTAGCTCGGGTCATGCTTTCCTCTTGGTGTGTTTCTTCCGGTTGACTGTCCTAGGGACCATCCGCAGGTTCTTCTTACCGTTGGAGCCACCCTTGGACAGTGGTTTCTTGTGGTCGACCTCCATGCCGTCGCCCTTGCGGGCGCGACCGGCCTTGACCATCTCGCGGCGGTTGCGGTTCCGCTGAGCACGCTGCTTCTTAGCCCTGGTGCTCGCGTGGTACTTGCGGTACTCGGAGTTCGCCATCAGCAGTTCCACTTCCTCAGGGCCTTGTTGATCCGCGAGTTCGGGTTGCTCGCCGTCTTCCGGCTGGTGAGCTTCTTCTTCATGCCGCTCATGCGGCTGCAGAACGACGCCCGGCGCTTAGCAGCCTTGCTGCCCTTCTTGAGCTTGCTGGGCTTAGTGGTCACCGCAGTCTTGAGCTTGCTACCGGGGTTGGCTGCACGGTAACGCGCCACACCCTTAGCAGTCAGGCCACCCGACTTCGACTTATCACCACTCTTAACAGAGAAGCGCTTGGGCATAGTGCCCTTACTCTTCTTACGCGCCACTTGTACCTCCTTGCGGGGGACCGGTCGGCGCCTGCTGCTGCATAGCGCCAAGCACACGACTCATTTGCTGCCCAGCGTTCGGCAGCTCCTTGCTCGGCTGCGATGTCTGCACAGGCTTGCCGGGCTGCCCAGACTGGACCTGCATCATCGGAGTAGCGCTCTTTAGCGCCACCTGAGCCTGAGTCTGCTGCATGCGCTGCAGATCCTGCGCCAGACGCGCCAACAGCTCAGGACGCACCAGCTCAGGCAGGTCAGGAGCGTTCATCGCGTTGCCGATCTTCTGGAAGTGGTCCAGCCACGGGTAGTCCGGGTACTGAGCCATGGCGGGCAGCGTGTTCAGGATCAGGCTGTGCATCTCCATGGCGCGCTTCTGCGCCATGCCCTCGGAGGCACGCTCCATGCTGTAGGGCTCGATCTCAAGCTCAAGGTCCTCAAACCCGTAGCCCTCGGCGTCGTCGTGGCCACCGCCCTCGAAGTAGGGCGCAGCGTCAGGCGGCAGCCCCATCTGCCGTGCGACCTCGCTTCCCAGGGGGAAGACGATGCGGTCGTCGTGGTACATGTAGAAGGCGACCTTCTCCAGCACCGCAGTCACTGAGTCCGAGAACGCTTGCTTAATGTACGCGATACGTGTATTTGCGGCCTCAGACGCGATGGTGTGTTCCGTTGCCGTACCAGCTCCAGATACCGCTCCACGCAGCGCTTCGTCCATCCCGAGTGCCCGGTCTGCTCGCTCGCGGCACGTAGCGATCCAGCGGGCTTGCTGTTCTGTTTGTCCGCCAAGTTCAAACTCCTGAACCATTGCGCGACCGTCCTCGAAAGGAACGACCGCGACGTAATCGTGACCAGTGTCCTTGACGAGCTGCGCGGTGCGCGGATCATTGACCCCCACAATGCGCTTGTGCTTCATCATGCTGTTGCTAGCCGCCCGAACGTGCTGGTTCAGGTCGCCAATCTGAGCCTCCACAGCCGTCAGCGGGCTGAGGGGGATGGGGCTGTCCGGCACCTTGTAGACGCCGAAGATGCTGTACGGGCCCGTGCGCGGACCGTAGTACGGGCGCGGCTTACGCAGGTAGCGGCCAAGGGGCTGTGCCCCCTCAGGTGAGGCGCAGCTAGCTAGGGTCAGGATGGTGCCGTGGAAGCCCATCTTGGGGCCCGGGCTCTCCTCCATCTCGTAGTCCGGCACCCACACCTCGTAGACGACGATCTCGTCACGGTCCGGGTACTTGCGCTGGCTGCCCTCGTCGCGATCAACGTCAGAGGAAGCAGCCTCACGGATAGATTCCTTGTCCCAGCCCGGCTCCTTGTCGGCCATCGCCAGCAGCTCCTTACGGGTGCGGCGATACTCGTGGCCCATGAACAGCGCGTCACTGGGGCGGCTGCATCCCGGGTCGATGATGAACTGCTTTTGGCTGACGCGCTCGACCACCGGCCACATGGTCTTGCTCGGCTTCTGCACGTCCTGCTCAGGCAGGTTGATCGCGCCACCGCTGGTGTTTGCAGCGTCCTCGCGCACGACCGCAACGCCGTAGCTGAACAGCATGTCGGTCGCCAGCTCGACAAGGCGCTTACGCAGCACGCAGTCACGAACCCAGCGGTTGAGCCCGTAACGCAGAGCCGTAGCCACGTCGTTCACCGGTCCCGGCTTGCGGCTGTTCACCTGCACGCGCGGGTTGTCGAAGATCAGCTTGGGGATCATCAACGACACGTACTCGTAGTACGTGTTCTCCGGCGCGTAGTCCTCGCCAACCGTGTACGTGTCCTTCTTGTAGTGCGGACCGTGGAAGCGCTGGACTTGGTCGTTCAGCGACTTGAGGTGGCGGTTGCGATACTCGATCGCAGCCTTGACCTCCTCCATCGCGTTCTCGGGGTCGTTAAACGACATAGGGGACTCCTTTCACTTCCTTGTGGTTAAGCAGTTTGCCGAAGCTGTTGTCAGGGTAGTCCCATCCGCTGTCCTCGACCGCCATGTCACGGTTCCACATGAACATGGCCGCATACCGTAGGCAGTCAATGGCGTGGTCACTGCACGTCGGGTCAGGTCTCTCCTTTACAGGTTTGCCGTCCCGACTCTTGGTCCAGATGTAGCTAGCCATCTCGTCCTCAAGGCAGTACGGCTTCTTCTTCTCTACGCGGTCCTTGTCTCGACCAACAAGGCTGTCGCGCAGGATGAAGATACGGGGGCCGTTGTCGGCTTTGCTCAAACCCCACCGCACCATGTCGATACCGGTGCGAATGGCGTTACGCGCCTTCCGGGCGATACGGTTACCGTTCCGCCCCCGTGCGTGCCCCAACCGGTCATTGAAGACCTTGATGTACTCAGGCTCGCTCGGGTCACAGACCAGGGCTTGCAGGTCGTACTTCTTGTGGTACTTGACCACGTGCTCTGCCCACCAGTCCTGCGTCTCGTTTGTGCGGTATATCTCCGCAATACGGTACATCCGGTCGTCGTTGACGCCCCAGATTTGCAGGCAGCCCGGGTGACGCAGGCCTTTGTCGTAGGAGGCGAAGCACCACTTGAACTCGGGCGCGTCCTCCTTGTCGATGATGTGGATGCTCGGGTCCCACTCCTCGAAGATGACGCCCTCCTCGCTGGCCCAGCGGCCCTCGTAGAGGTTGGCCCGACGAGCACCGTGCGGCAGGTTAGCGAGGATGCCGTTGACGTAGGCGTCACCGCGCTTAGTCCACTTGCCCTTCTCGTGGTCCCAGTAGGTAGGATTGTCCTGGTGACGGGAGAGCAGCCGCAGCTTCTGGTCCTTCTTGTGCCGTTCGGGCACCTCACGGAAGCCCTGCGGGAAGTACTGGTTCAGCCAATGGTACTCGCCTGCGGGGTTCGTATCCGCGATGCGCATCTGCCAGGGCATCACGAAGTTACGGTTTGCACGAGACAGGTACTCCCAGCTGTGCTGGTCGATCTCACGCGCCTCGAAGACCGAGATGACGTCGTACTGCGTCGAGAAGGTCTTTTCCGGCTTGTCGAGCCCGCCTAGCACGATGTGCGAACCGTTTGGGTAGTGGTAGTTCTGCCGGTTGTTCCGGCCTGCAGAGCCGTGAATAGCGGGGTGCCCAGGCCACAATACTTCCTGCTCGAAAGTAACTAGCACTGATTCGGCCAGCGACTCTCTTGTTTGACGAAGCATGAGAACGCGGATGCCGGGGTACGCCTCGCATAGGTAGTTGATCCACTCCAACAGCGCGCGCGTCTTACCCGTACCTGCGGGGCCTTCGAGCAGCAGCTCGGCAGGCGCCAATGTCCACAACTCACGCGCAGCGCCGTAAGGGGTGTAGTTGTGGACGACCTCACTCATCGGCTAATCAGCCCCGTGACGTAGATTTTGTTGGCCCAGCGGATCGTTCCGTAGTTCTGGGTCGCGACAGCAAACTCGATGTAGTAGTTGTTGCCGCCCTCCAGCTTCCACGTCTCGTCCCCGTTCGTGCCAGACTCCGTCAGGCGAAACAGGAAGTTGTAGCCGATGTCGTCGTAGCCGTCCCAGAAGGTGTACTGCAGCGTGTTGAACACGTAGTCGGCCACCGCAGCAGTGTCGGTGATCGTCGCGATGCGCTTGACGCGCCGCGTCGAGCCCGTTGCGCTGTCACGGATCAGGTCTACCGTAATGATGTCCCCCGCCAACGCGGTGCCGTTTGACTTAGCCGCAGCAGCGTTCTCTAGGTACTGCTGGTTAGGCAGCGTGATCCGGTGGGCGAACCAGACGTCGTTGCCCTCGGTCACGTCGATTTTGACTGTCTGGCTCATTAGACGGTGATGGCAATGGTTGGACGGGTGTCGGCGAAGGCCGTGCAGTTACCGCGCGGGCTCCACCAGTTGTACAGCTGCGCAGGGAAGAAGTCAGGCCACCCGGCAACGTTAGCCTCGGTGTCGATCTGCATTTGGATGCTGTGGATCAGGTTGCCGAGGCTGTTGGTCTTGACGTCGTTGAACGTCGCGATGTCGTCGCTGCCGTCGAAGTTGCTGACCCAGACCGGGTTGAACACCATGAGGCACTTGCTGTAGTCAGCAAAGTCCCAGCCCTTCGACGCCTCAGTGCCGTATACGTCGACAAGCGGCTGGTACGCAGTCTCTGTGCTTTCGATCAGCCACCCAGGCTCAGCGGGCGTCCTGTCAATCAGGGTGCCGTCGTATCCCCAGGCGCTAAACGAGCGGGTATTAATCGCGTCGCCGTCGTTGTAGCGGTAGACAAGCAGATGGTCGTGCGCCAGGGTCGGATTAAAACCCCCAGGCTCATCCGGCACGTAGTTGACCATCCACAGCGTCAGTCCCCAGATCGGGTCGCGCCGCACGCCGTACCAGATGTTCCACGCCGAGACGCTCAGGCGCTCAGGGGCGCTGTTGGTCAAGATGCCTGACACCACAGCGTTCGGCTGACGACCCCACATGTTCTTCATCGACCAGAACCAAATCTCGGTGCCGGTCTCGGAATCGTAGTAGTACTCGCCTGTACCGCTTCCGTAGGGCCGCACATCGTTGCCAGAAGCATCGGCAATGCTCGGTGTGATCCAGCGCGTCGGCTGCTGGACATACCCGGCAAAGTATCCGGTATAGGCAATCGTCTGGTCGGACGACGTAGGCGCGGAGTTGTCGACCGGCGCAGCCTCTTGCCTAGTCAGAGTGACTACTCGCCCGACACGAACTGCCGAGAACTTTATGCCACCGCCAATCGAGCGAGCTGCCACCAGGAAGTTTTGCGCGGTCAGTTCAGCTGTCGCCCCGATCTCAATGTCTGCGCCGCTGCCGTAAGTCAGCACGTTACTCGTGCCGTCGACCAGCTTCAGGTCGACTGTTGATCCCGCAAGGTTGACGTGCAGCGTGTCGTGGAACTCGAACACTGCTTCAGCCTTGGTCTGATCTCCGAAGACTGCGTATCCGGCAGCCGGGGCCACGTTCCGCGCCCTGAACTGCACGCTGCTGCTACGCGCCACCTGCCGCGCGCGGTAGCCAACGCTCATCACCTCGTGCTGGTGGTCCGCGTCCTCGCTCTTAAACGGCTCAAAGCGATACGCCGCACGCACAAAGTTCTCACCAGCGCCGGGGGGGACGTGACCGATCCATGGCCCACCGCAGTACTGCACGGTAAAGAGCTGTCTTGTATAGCTGGGCCCAGCGGTGACTTGGTCCGTGTTGACCCACCACTCCATCGAGTTCCCCGTGATCGGGTCCGTCACTGGAGTCACAGCACTCTGGGTCTCGAAACGTACGAAATCCTGTGCTTCGGTCGTCGTGGTATGCCCGCCAAATCCATAGCCAGTCGGGTAACCGGGGTGCCATCCGTCTTTGTCGTATAGACCGTAGTTGTCCTGCCGCAGGCGGGCGAA